AGGTACATATCGGGTATCGTAAGTAAGAGTAATGAAATGAGAAGATATAGCATTTTTTGCGTGTATTTTTAAACGAAATGTCCAGACGCTAGTGCGTCTGGACAAACACGCTGGACACTTTCCACAAGGTACCGGAACCTGCCGGTCATTACTATAGATAGGGTAGCGCGGGTTGTTAACATGAAACGGGGTATCACATGCCATTTTAGAAATTAGGCGTGCCGTATTTCGGCATCTTTCTAATAGCCTTAATATTATTAAATATATGCCCGTAAATGTTATCTACTTCTGGATCTTCTACTGCAAAAATTCGTGTTGAAGGATCACATGACACGAAGGCTCCATTAAGATTTGGTTTAGCTGTAAATTTACGACCTAAGTGCCAATAATCTAGTGAAGTTTTCATTTCTCCAGCTACTCTGCTGTTTAGAAATTTGTACTCTGCATATCTTGGAACATAACCAAATGTATCACCTAAATCATTTCCTGTTGCGTACAATTCGATATTTTTTACTTCTTGTTCGCCAATATTTGCAAAGGTTGGCCAAAAATAATCTAGTCTATTAAGTTTATGCAATGATCTGTGCAATCCTTGTTGGTAGGCTGTTTCTGGTGTTACAGAAATTAGTCCAATAATCCAACCGTGTTCTTCTACATTGTATTGAAATTCATTTCCTCCTGATACTGATATACCATGTCCTGCCATATTTCCTACAGGCAGTGTTGTTTCGGCTGTTGATAATACTTCGCTAATTACCATTTTGCCTTTTGAACCACCTAAATATTCTGGTCTTTGTAGTCTGGCATCTGATGATTTTACACCGAAATGAGCAAGAATGCTTTCAATATATCGGGTTCCGCCTCTTGCGTTTCTTTCAAGCCATTCCTGTAGTCTAAATGCTCTACGAAGAGAATTAATATCTGCTGCTTCAGCAGTTCCATATAATTGGCTAGAGTTATCTACGTTGAATCGAGTACCAGTTGTTGCATTTGTTCTTGGCATACCTCCTCCGTCGGTATATTTTGCTTCTGCCAAATTTGGTGCAGGTGTTCCATCTGTAAATCTATAAATAGTATTACCTACGTTTTCATCATAGTTAATGGTTACATCTCCAATAGGAATAGTTACTGCGTCTCCTTTTTGTGCCCAAGGTAAACAACTAGTAAAATAGTCATGTTGCCAAGCTCTTTGTTTTACAGATCCTTCTGATGCGGTTTGCATTGGGTTATTTCTTCCGTCAACTAAAGTATCTTCTAAAGGAGTTTGAAGATTTTGATCTCTATAATATTCATTATAAATTTTATTATATGCAGCAATTGGAAATGGAGAGCATAGTTGTGCATCTGGATCAGGATAACGCTTTCCATTATCAGGTGCTTGGGTTGGAATTCCTAAATAATCTCCTAAAGATTTAATAGGAACTTCATGAAAATACATCCAAGGAGCTACTACATCAAGATTTCCTGTTATCCATTGTTCCCAATTAGGCCATAGAATTCGGTTTGGTACAAAGAAATAGTGAGTAGTTACATTTACTTTGTGCATCACTGGAGCGATTAGTGGTGCGAATCTAAGCATTGTTTCTGTACCTATTTTTACTTTGTCTCCTGGAACGCATTCCATTACACATGTTGGGTATAATCCACCCATTTTGAACGACATTTTCACATCGTGTGAAAGGTCGAATACATTGCTACCAACTTTTGGTAGCTGAACCGAGTTAAATAAATTTGCCTTTCCCATTATAGTCTAATGCCTCCTCTTTGTACTAAATAAGTGTTGTTTCTTCTGCGGCCGTAGCCTCTTTTTCTGCGGGATCTTCCGCCTCTTCTGTAACGCATTTGTTTTGTTTGTTTAGGTTGTTAATATGAATTAAAGTAATTTGTAATAATGAACATACCGAATCTAATCTGCTTAATGCTACTGCGTGATTACTTTCAGTTTCTAAAATTGTAATATTTATTTGATCTATCAAATCTATTACGTCTTTTTTTATTTCTTTAGACGTTTTCGTATAATATTTTATTTCATCCACCATGACATTGTCGATTTACCTGGGTTTTTATTTACTGAATTATTAAACCATGATCCTGTTTTTTTACCTAAATCTTTCATAGACATTCCTCCTGTTAATCCTTCTATAAATTGGGCAAGAGCCCTAGACCATAAAGGATCATTTTTATATATACCTTGTTTAGCCAGGTCTTCTTCAAATTCTTTCAATCTATAATCCTGTTTAAGGTTTTTGATAGTTTGATTAATTTGACCTCTTACTGCATTAGAATTTGCTGTGTCTGCTTTAATTTTTAATACATTTTCTACTGCAGCTGCAAGTGTTGGTGCTTGCAATGCTGTTTTTCTTTCATTTTCTGAAAGAGTATATTGTGTATTTGCCCTAGTTTGCTCGTTTGCTAGTCTCGCTCCTTCAACTGAATATTGAAAGTTTGTTTGAGCTAATGCATTAGCTATCGATTGACCTTTTGTACTTTCTGTTGCTGCTAGTGTTTGTGCAGCTTTAAGAATTGCTTCTTGTTGTATTGATGTATTAGCGGCCATAAGATTATCGTATTGGGCCTGTTTGATTTTGGTATCAAAATATCCTTGTACTGCACCTGAAATAGGTGCAAAGTCTGGTGTTCTAAATTGTCCTCCTTGTACATCTGGTGAAGCTATATTACCTGCAGATTGAACGGCTCCGCCTTTATCATATACCATATTAGGATTTAGTCCTGCAGATTTTAATCTTGCCATTTGTTGTTCTGGAGAATTGTATTGATTTTGCATGTCCCAGAATTTTAAATTGTCTGCTTTTGTTTTTTCGTACATCTCTCTAGAGAATGCACGTGATTTTTTGTTTTGTTTTCCTGTGGCGTATGCTTGGGCTCCGCCCGATAGCGCACTGACGCCGGCTGTTATTGCTGCGGCTGTAGTTACTGGTTCCATTAACTTTTTTGTTTTTTTGTGTTTATTTCCACCTGCGTTTTTTTACTCTCGCAAGCTTTCGTTTTTTACTTGGTGTCAATTAGCACTAATATATCAAGTAGTATTAGTGCTTGGCCTCCTCTTCGAAGGCCTTTATCCATTGCGCTTTTGTTTTTTTGCCATAGCGCCACGTATCGGGCAGCTTCACCGTAGTACGGTAAAGCTGCCCTCTTGTATTGTTGTGTTTATTGTAGGGGGGGTTATAATAGCCCATTTTCTTCTACCTTTTCTTCTGCGAAGTTTTGCCCATCGCTCGTTTGCGGCTCACGTCCTTCGGCACGTGTTTGCTCCGCTAGGGAGGCTCTGGTATCTGAGATTTTTTCTCTTATAAATCGGGCATATTCTATGCGCTCGATAGGGTCCATTCTGCTGACGTCAGCAAATTCTTCGTCTTCTCCGTAATATACGGGTGTAAAGGTTGCTACTGATTGTCCTCTAGTATAGCGTTCTACTAATTCTTGTAATGACAGAGTCATGTCTGGAACCGTCTGACTTGGTTCCATTGATGATTTTTCCTCCTGTTCTGATTGTTTTTCTATATAGCTAAATGCTGACCTAAATTTTATCTCTGCCTTTTCTTGCCAATTCTTGGTGACTTGCGATTCTGTAGGCTTTACCTGATTCTTTTTGTTGTTGGTATCCATCTAATGTTTGATTTTTTGTGTAATATTCTAATTCTTTTTGGTCTTCTAATTGTTTAAATTTTTCTGCAAGTTTATCTGCTTGTGTTCTTCTTTCTTGTTCTGTCCAGATTTTTTCTCTAAAGTATCTGGGCATGCTTATTTTCTTTCCGTCTTCCAATGTTATGAAATTTCTTTCAATATCGGTTCTGTGATACCTAATTATTTTTTCACTAAGGTAATTGAGTCCTAACTTTTTTGACATTAAACTGAATTCTGGCAGTCTATCATCATTTTTGTGCATTGGTATAATTTTCCCTTTGTTTATATATTTTGCGGTATATGCGGCTGAAGCTTCTGTTAGTTCTCCTATATGTACCTCCCCTTTGTCCCATGCTTTATGTATGAGTTCTATGTTTGCGTTAAATAGGATAATGTGATAATGAGGTCTGTAGGTTTTGCTCCCGTATTCTCCAGCTAGATAATACTTTAGAGGTTCGTGATCTTTTCCATGAAGTTTACGAAGCCTCTTAAAATAGAGTTGAACATCGCGTTTATCGAGTGTAAGGAAACCCCTGCTTGATATAGGTACATATCGGGTATCGTAAGTAAGAGTAATGAAATGAGAAGATATAGCATTTTTTGCGTGTATTTTTAAACGAAATGTCCAGACGCTAGTGCGTCTGGACAAACACGCTGGACACTTT